AGTTAATACACGATTAACTTCCGGCATTCTATGAATAGGTATAATGCAATTACTATTGGATTCCAACATCTTCAACATTTTTGATGTAATAAAGTGATCAACAGATGTTATCAATTCTGGATGTTGATGTGCATCGTGACTAGAACCGTCATATGAATAAACATTATCATCGTTGAATTCCTGATTTGAAAATGTTCGTTCATATGTTCTGACAACTCGGACATAGAGTATCCGCTCTTAAAACCGGGCTCTATTTTCTTGAAGACTTTTATAAAAATACGGGCTATATAAGCTCCTACTGCTTTCATTTGAACACTCGGATTATAGATTAATCTAGGTCTGATTGCTTTTTTCTCAGTATAATTCAACTCATTGGGCTTTACGAAAGCTTCGAATCGATCGTCTATAAATCCTTTGTCTATGAAAGTATTCATGCCGCTTTCGTAAATTTTTCTCTTGGCTGAAGCTGTATTTTTAATAAAAGTTTCCATACTCAAGTCGTCTTTGCTCAATTGTAAGATTTCTTGTTCAATATCTCTTTCATGTCGTTTCCACCAATCTTTGGTAACGTAATGATAAAAGTCAGGCAGAATTTTAGAGTCGGGTCTTAAGAGACTATTGAATCCTCTGGCAAACAATGCTGCGAATAAATTTTTTTCACAGCTCCCGAAATGAGTTGGTTTTACTCCTGGTAGTGCTTGTTCATAGCTAGCAGTCTTACATGTGCATGTGGGAGGATTTCCATAATTTTTTACTTTAATATATTGGTTACCTCTAGCATAGAATGGTTTTGCACACACCATTGGGTTATAATGTTCTTCGGGTATACGTTCTTGTTCGTCAAAAGCTTCGAAATCACGCGTCAATTCAATCTTTTTCCTTCCTCCTAATAAAGTTCGCGAAGTATCATGTCTATTGAAAGTATCAGGATTTCGATGGAGGTCTTCATGGAATTTGATTCTAGTTTCTTTCGATAGATAAGCATGTGAATCATTTTTAAGATCGGCTGACTTCGATCGAGCGTAATCTCTCTCTTCATATTGTTCATGACCATTCACTCTGAGGAAGTCTGTTGCGTATCCACAATTTTGATATTTAATATAGTGATAAACTACGCCAAATAAGCCCCAGACGGCTTGACCTATGGTGAAAGATAATACAGTGTATAGTTGTCTCCTGTTATTATAATCACAAGTCCTTGCCTGGTAATGATATACACTTGGTATAGTTAAAATATTTCCATAAAAACCACAATACAACATCGAAACTGTCGTTTGTCGTATTAGTAAACAAATAAGGAATAATATCTGTACAAAACAAAGTACCAAGTGTTCATACTTTCTCTGTACTCCCACGGAATACAAGGTTCTAACGCCTAAAATTTTAGCAGTAAACAATAATGGTAAGCCAATAGAAAGTATGAGATACCCAATCACAAGAAAGTGTTGAGTAGAGAGAGGTTGCCAGAAATAATGCAAGAACCAGGCTGTGATTCCACTTGTATAAATACTACGTAAGTTGTACATGGATGAAAAGAAAGTAGATATAATTTCAATAACAAGTTTTATGTCTACTTCACCGCTGGTCATTACATATGAGAATATTCCACCTATAATAGCTCCTACGTAAAACATAGTATTTCTTAACATTGTTCTAGTGTCTAATACTAAGGGAATATGATTTCTCAAATTATAAGGGTCATATTCTGCTAAAGAATCTCTAAAAGCTTGATCATGTTTTGCTGTAATATTAGCATCGTGTAAGAACGAATGAATAGTATCGTCAACGACTTTTAGTTCTTCTATACTATCATAATCTAGATGTCCGATAGAGTTTACATAATTAGCTCTCCAATAATCTACTTGATGTCTGGCTACTGTAGGATTGTCTATTTTTGGATTGCCTTTCTGATTCTTTAACCATCTATATAATTTCATGTCTTTGAAAACTCGTTTGGTCGTAGATTTGTGAAATTCATAGATATCATGTTTACTCCTGATTTTAGGATCTTCAGTTTCCATGTAAATCGTTCGATAA